GTGTATTTGGTCAATTAGGTCTATTTGGTGTATTTGGTCAATTAGGTCTATTTGGTCTATTTGGTCTGTTTGGTGTATTTGGTCAATTTGGTGTATTTGGTGTATTTGGTCAATTAGGTCTGTTTGGTTATTTTTATGACAATAATTTATATTGACCATAATAAAAAAATGTGTTATAATAGTTGTATAGTAGCACAACGCTGCTATGTTTAGCGACAATGTTCATTTACAATTTAGGAGAGAAATATGAGCAAGGTAATTACCTATAGCAATCGACACGGCCGTGTTTATCAAGCAGAGCAACATCCGTTATTTGATAGACTCAACAACAGCGGCATATACCAAATTACCAATCTGCGTTTTATGCGTGATTTAGTTCCCAATGCTGGCACTATTATAGATATAGGAGCACACGCAGGAACCAGTTGTATGGAATATGCTACTTGGGCCAAAAATGTCGAGGCATTTGAAGCCTACCCTGCTACTTACGAATTGCTTGTTAGTAATATTAGACACAATCGTAAATTGCCAGAAGGCAAACCTTGGTATAACAAGGCTTCTACCAAAATTACTGCCAAAATCAATACTTACAATGTTGCTTTAATGGACCAAAACGCAGATGCTTTTATTACACATCGAGCAGAAGGTCTTGCTTCATTTGTGAGATTTGATCGAGGGGAAATAGCAATAGAAGCAACTACTTTGGATTCTTACAATTTTGACAATGTAGATGCTGTCAAAATTGATACAGAAGGCACAGAATGGTTGATTATACAAGGTGGTCGTGAAACAATTGAAAAACACAGACCAGTAGTTCAAGTGGAAATGTGGGGTTGGGAACGCCGATTTGGTCTCAACAATCAAGACTTGCTTGATTATTTTCGCAGTTTAAATTATGATCAAGTGGATTGTTTGGGACGCAGTATGCCTTGGGATTACGCAGGGCCTTATCGCAAGGCAATGGGTAATGGCAAATCAGCAATGGATCGTTTTTTCATTCCCAAGTAATACAAAAAGCACAACTTCGGTTGTGCTTTTTTTTTACAAAAAAAACCCTGCCTTTTGAGCAGGGTCGGAGTTCCTAATCGGAGTAAGGATGGATGGGGCCTCCTGGTTGGAGATAAGGATAATAAATGGCAATTTATTTGTATGCCCCACCCGCAAATATTTATCTCACACGCACCTTGCGTATTTCTTACCCGACCAAGGTAGCCATCTATAGGCACTACGCATACGGGTTCTAAAACTGCTGGCACGAGCCAAACTATATCCCAATCGAGCCGCTATTTCACTTGTGGGTGCATTTCTGAACCATTGTATTTCTTCTTCGGTCCATTTGTATTTTCTGTTGGCGTCTTTTTTATATCTGCGACCAGTGCTGCGTCCAGCGATGCCTCCACCAAATCTAACATTGTCTCTAACCATTGATTGGATTTTTTCTGTTTGTGTGCCCAATTCAAAATGATCGGGATTCACACACAATCTATTATGGCATTTATGATTCACATTCATACCTTGGGGTATTTCCTGATCGTTGGCAATTATCCAAGCGGCCCTGTGAGCACTCATCATTTGACCACGACGCTGACCTGGTATAGGTGTAGCCCAACCAAATCCATACAAGCCATAACCGGCATTGTTTCTACTGCCGTGCCAGATGTGGCAATCGCTTGTGTCATCAGGTCGCACATAAGAATAAAAGAGATCCAAGTTAAATGTTCGAAGACCTCTTTGTTCTTTTTTAACCCAACTTTCTCTACCCATAGTTTATGTGATTGTGGTAAATTGCACATTGCCTGACAACGCAATATTGCCAAAGCCAATGCCACGCCAGGCTGTGCCTGAATAAAATGCAATACCAGGACCTGCGTTGGCACTGATGTTGCTGGCAATCACAATGTCTCCCAGTTGTGGATCTGATAAGGCAACAATGGCAGCATTGTTTAATGGTGTTAGGCGTAATCGGTCTTGTATATTCACAATACCGGTGCCTGGTGAGATTGTGGTAGTGCCTACCGTTGCGTAGGTTGATGGCAGTTGGGCACTGGGCACTAAACCTGCACCATCTAAAACGCACACACCATCGGCACCACCGCCTTCGGTCATAATAGTATTCAATTTATTGACTGCGTCCAATAAATCTATTCTGGCCAGACTGGGATCGTCTGCTGCACTATCTAAATTGCTGGTATCTACTGCTGCTGTGGGAAATGTCATTGTATTCGTTCCTATATGTATTTAGCGGACAATAATATTTTGTCCTTGATAACCTTGCATTGGCAACACCTCTACCACAGCATCAAACAAGCAGTCTTGACTATTACCAAGGTAGTCTGTTAGTTTAACCGTTGGGCTCATTCGACCTTTGCCTTGTATGGCAGCAATGGTTGGATAACTGGTTTCTTCAAAGTAGTTGTCTGCAATGTAATCGGCCACAACATATCTTGATCCACCAGTGGTCTTGTGTGGCGTTATGCTTATGTTTTTAATTGCACCAATGGTGTTGCCTTGAATTGGCAAAATTCGACCTGATCCATTGGCTGTGAGTGTGCTACTATCTAAATCTTGTAATCTTATACTATAACTATAGGTGGTGGTTGTAAAATTAAATTGATTTATTGTGGTCAAACTGCCTTGGTTATATACATTGGCCTGAATAACAATATACCGACCATAAAATGCATCCACATTGGCCACATTGGCTGATGTTATTGTTGTGGCAGTTTCTTCGCCTGAAAAATTGCCTGTAAAACTGGTAAAGACCGTGTAATCTACATTACCTTGCACCTGTGTGTTGGTTGTGATAGTAAAATATGTGTTGCTGTTTAGATCACTAACAGGTGTTCGCCAAATGATAGGATTGGCCGGCACATTGATCCAACCTGTCCAACCACTCCACGAACTATTACTTAAATTGGCCCAGGTGCCGGTGTTGATTGGCACAATTATGCCTAATCCTTCGTCAAGTTGTCCTGTCACATTTGCAAATGGCATTGTTATTCCTTATTTCACTGCTGGTGTTGCTGTAATAAATGTCACAAGTTTGTTGTCTTTGTAGCCTGGTGGTGAAGTCCAATTCAACCAAATGGGATAACCAAATGCATACAATACCGATACATCATAGGCTGTGACTGCTTCATCTAATCTACGCAGACGACCACTATCTAAATTGTTATACACTGACCAATCAACCGTAGTAGGTAAATTGGTTGGGATTACATTGACCACGGTGCTGGTATTACTAATGCTGGCCCAATCTGGCACAATCCTAATTGCTCTATTGCTTAAACCTGATGTGGTTTCTACTATCAACAAGATTTCTGTGTATTTGTCAGTGCCACCAAGATTGATACCATCGTAGGGTCTGCTGCCTGATCGAATTCCTGTTCCTTCGGCTTTGCCTTCCCATCTTGGATCAATCAATTGATCTGGATAATATTGCCATATTGGTTGTGTGTATTTTGAGTTAAACAAACTGGTAGCAATTGGACCTCTAAAATTCACGGTCACTACACCTGAACCATCTGGCGGATGTGAAGTGTCTGTGATTTCAATTTTTTCCCATATACCTAACCCGGTATATTTGGCCGAGGCAAATTGACCACCACCATCTGTGGTCACATAACTGCCACCTATTCTGCGATACAACCAACATTTACTATAATCACCAATGGCCGGTTTGTTAAACTTGATTCTAAAATATTGATTTAATTTATACCCAGTGGTTGTGCTGATATAATTTCTACCGTAATCTGTGCCACCTGCACCAATCACTAACACACATTCTCTGACACTGACCGTTGGACTAACAGAAGCAAAAGGCTGACTGCTTTGTTTTAATGCCACCGCTGTATCCAATTGCTCAAAATTCCAGTTTGGTGCCCAATTTGTGTCCGGTGGGTAATCTTGTGCCTGCTGTCTGTTATGCACATAACCTACACCTCGCACACTCACATTGCTCAAACCTTTGTTGCCACCTGGATATAACACAATCGGCGTCACAATCATTTCGTGTGTGGTATCAAACTCCCAGGGTCTCACAGCAGGTTGTAAATTGAATTGTCCAGTCTGACTATTGATCTGCGGCACAATATTGGCCACGGTCAAAGGCGGATTGCTACCTGGCACAACTTTTCTATACTGCAAACTCAAACCGCGATAGAAACTGGCAAGATCAGCAGCGGCTGGCGGTATAATTCCCATTGTCAAATCATTGGCACCATTGTTGTAGAAACCGCCGATAAAATTCACGCCTACACTCACATTGGCAGCAGCACCAGCAGCACCACCTGGTGCATTGTCTATGGTAGTAAATGCGTATGCGGTGCTGGCTTCATTGATTTGATTGCCACCATAAGTGGGATCATATGGATATACCGTGTATGGACTTTCCATCTGCCATCCCATTGCTCTCAATTGTTGTGTGCTTTCCTTGCCGTCTGTGTAATACCAGCGGAAAATAAAATCATAACTCTTTGGACCACCTACAATACCAATGTCGCCACTCAATACAACAGGATTTTCTCTACCTGGTATCCAAGTCCCAATCAAATCTACCTTTTCTTTATACCAGTAGGTTGAAGCCGATGGTTTCCAATATATCACAACACCATCAATCTGCCAATTAGAAGGTTGATTGATAACATCGTCTTTGAAAATCAATTTAATTGTTCTTGCATCACCAGGTGATCCTATACTACTACCACCTGACGCAGGTATCAATGCCTTGGCCGAAATAGTATTGTTTCTGGCCGAAGTTGTATCAGTGGTAGAAGGCGTAGTCCAGGCCGATGCTGTAATTTGCACCAATTCTGATGGATTGATGCTGATACCGCTACCAAAGTTTGGTGTAAATTGGCCAGTCACAAACAGAGTTGATCTTTGTGCAGTGGTATATTTTACAATAGCACGATAATCATAATTGGCCACGCGAGGATCAAAGCCGGCTGGTATGATCAAAGGACCAATGTTAAATTGTATGGTGTTGCCTGAACCAGGTTTGTCTTTGACATCTGCATATTGCCATACGGTTTCTGTAGGCAAGGCACGCTTGTAATAGAAATCAATGCCTTCGTATAATGGATGTGCTGGTTGTGCAAATGTCACACGAGCAAATATGCCAGCATCGGTCTGTGTAAATGTTATGTTGGTAAAATCAATTGTATCATTTAACGGTGGTGGTGGCGGTGGAGCAGTTGTAGCAGGATTGTTAGGTGCTGTGGTTGTAGTTCCTGATCCTGTTGTAATATTAGCAGTAATATTGGCCACTGCCACATTGCTGTTGGCATTGGTGCCAACGGTAATCTGCACATTGCTGTTGGGTGGATTGGTTTGCACCAAGATAGTTTGCAATATAGCGTTGGAAGTAAATTGTGAGGGATTGGTATAGGTAATAGTGGTAGGAGCACTTACACCAATGCCACCACCTGCTGCCAACAGCAAAGGTGGATTGATATCTGCACCCACTGGTCTAAACACACCGGCAATGGTATCTGCTTCGTTTAATCTGGTGTAAGGATAGATTGATTCGGGGTTTCTCACACAACCAAGACCCACGGTCATATCATCATTATAACTCAAACTCACAATACGCCAAGGTGTATCACCAAAGTTTAATATTGTGCCATTGATCTTGATTATGTCGCCTGGTTCTAATTCTATACCTTTGCTGCTGACCGTAATACTACAGGTTTCTTGGTATCTGCTCTTGTTAAAGATCAATCGTGCAAAGTCCAAGGCCATATATCTATTGGTAATTGTGCCCATAGTGACATCGGCTTGATTTTCTCTACCGCCATCCAATGCAACATAAGTGGCACGCTCGGCTTCGGTTTCGGGCCATACTGCCTGTTGATTCGACCAGCCTTGATCAGGATCCACATAGGTCACTGCCACCTGTGTGTATTTGGCACTACGCTCAATACCGGTGTAAGTTATATCGCCAATGATATCAATATAAACACTACCAATGTCTGTGCTGGCAGTGGCCGGACTTGTGGTTGCAATGGCACTTATAGTGGCCGATCCCGACAGGATGTCTGTGGGATTGCCTGCATCTTCAATAAGCAATTTGTATCGACCTTGCACATAAGGCATAAAGCCTCTAAAACCTTGCAGCAATGTTTTCACATTGTTTAACAAAGTGTTGCCGGTATCTACAACTGCATTACAGGTAAGAATAGCACCAGAAGGACCGCCACCATAATAAGTGACTCCTTGGAACACTTTTCGTGCTGCCGTTCTAAAACTATCCCAGTTTATTTCACTATTGGCCAGGCCTTTACCGTATCTGGGATTTCTCAAATAATCTAAAAGTATTTCTGCTGGATTTACGCTGTAGCGTTCTGCGTAGCCTGATCCTTCGTATGATGCACTTTCTGAACTGGTATTTTCTAATGTGGCTATTCTGCGACCAAGGATACAGGCCTGTAATTTAGGAACACCACCACCAAATGGATTGGCATCGCTTTCTGCTTGCGTGGTTATCTGATACCATTCGTATCTGGCAAACATAACAGCAAGACCATTAAAATAATAGTTGCTGCCAAAAGAAGGTGCTTCTGCAAATATACCACCGGTCTTTTTCAAATCACCTGGCAAAGGACTTGCGGCAGGATTGGCATAATACACTCCTGGACTCCAGCGTAGAGTGACTCTGCCTTTGTATTTGCCTTCATTTATGGTCACGGTATTGCCACCGTTTAATTGACCAATTATGCTGGCAGGCAAGGGATTGTCATCAATCCAGAGTTCTCTCAAACCTTCTACTTGGCCTTCACTCAATATGTAGGCAACATATAAAAACTTGTTGTTGGTGCTGCCTGTTTCCATATAGGCCACCGCACCTCCCACTTTTCTATGTCCATACACAATGGGAATGTTGATGTTGCTACCTTCACGCTGTAGTAAAACACCTTGTTGTCGTTCTGCTTCTGCCGCACCATTCATATCCGGCATTGATGGCATAAAGGCCTGTAAGGCAAAGTTGATCACCGACTTGGCAACATCAACTACGGCCTTGACAGCGAATTTTACTACGCCGACAACAGCATTTACAACACTTTTAAAAGCCCGTGCAATAAAACTCATAGTTCAACAGCCTTCACAAGGAAACAAGCAGGCTCAAAGCCCAGGTGCTGGTATAATTTTTGTGTGCGTTCGGGATTGATACCAATATCGCCGGCACTGATTCGCCTTGCTCCTGCACTGGTGGCCCAGTTAGTAAAATGATCTACCAATTGTTTAAAATTATCCATACTTCTATGTTCGGGGTGCAGGTAAATCATATCTATATTGGCATTCAATATCCGTTCATTCCAAGGCTCTGTGATAATTGTGCCTGCCACAAAGCCAACGGGTCTGGTAGATCCTGCAAACGCGAGAAACCAAGCGTGTTCCCAATGGCTGGCATACAATCTTACAAAATTGATTATGCTTTCTTCATCATATTCATCGGCCATACTGGGAATACTTTCTACTGCCTCTGCGTAATATTGATCAAACAAATCAATTGTTGCATCAAAATCCACTGGTTTCAACTTTTCGATAATCACTATATTTTGCCCCACTTAAATTCTTGACTGCCAACAAAGCCGGCTTTCTCCATACACTTATCCACCGTGCTACCTTGGAATAACCAATTGGTTGCATTGGTAGTTTTTCTTCCTGCTGATCTTTCAAAGTCTGCGAACAAACTGCTACACTCCACGGTGATCTGACAACTTCTTGTGCCTTCTGTAATATTTACATTGTAAATCTGACCGTCAAACATCGTAATGGCTGTGCTGCCTACAATCGCACCGGTGGTTCTGTTCAAAAACACTTTATACACTCTGACTCTACGACCTTCATAGTCGGTATTCACAAATGTATTGACCAAGGTAGTAAAGACACCAGATAGATATATACTGAATTTGCCTACCTTGATATCAAAGTCTTCGCTTAAACTACTAAAGCCAATAAAGTCACCTTGTGCAGTATAGGTGTTGCCATCATACACAATGTCCATACCACCTGTGGCCAGATATCTTGGTGTCGCGGTATCTATTCTAACCAGGTCAATGGCAATAAAACTATCACGATAAAATTCTGTGCGTAGTGTTGTGCTATAAGTTTTCATACGCCCCAGACTTCTCTCATTTTAACTGATAGTCTTGATAGACCACCAACACCATATTCAACTGCTTGTGTGTCTTCATCTAAACACGCAGTCCAAGGAAAACCATTTCTTGACACGGTGCCTGATGTGATGGCCTGCACAAGACCACCTGAAAAGTTTAGTGTGCCTGATCCGCCTGCACTCAAAGTCAAATCTGTTGTGGCCTGATACACTTTGGTATGGCCACTGAATTTAAAAAAGTCTCCGCTCTTGATTACCTGTGCATTATTGGTTCCTGTCACTGACACTGATCTTGCTCCGGCACTGGCCGAACCGTGATTTAGTGTTGTGGTGGGACTTGACGCTGCACTATAACTCAACTTGGGCATAATAATTTCAAAAGAAAATATTTGTCCTGCTGCCTGTGCCAAAAAGCCTTGCACATATTTGGCTTGATTAAAAGTCAATGTGGGAAATTGACATTCCCAGGTGTAATAACTATGACCAAAACCGGCTCGTCTTATCTTGCCTGAATTGGTTTCTGATATCAATGCCGGTGTTATTGTGTTAAAGTTTGTTGCTGCAAATCCCAGATCAACTGGAAATTGCGTGACTAAATCTGCCATTACCCTCTCCTACCTTGTTCTAATTGTGCATCTGATATAATTTGTGTGATTAGACCGCGTCTTGCTGTTAGCAATTCATCAAATCCTCTTGTGTCATTGGCAATAATAGTAAAACTTACCTGTGTGCCACCTCCACCTGCCATTAGATCTGCATTGTTGGTTATTGATCCATTAGTTCTTGGTGTAAAGAGTTCTGGACCACGCTCACCCACTATGTAAGATCCACCACCCATAACACCACCACCCAACGCACGACCTGAATACTGCTGACTACGGATGGCTGCTACCTGTGCAAAGCCGGTGGCCACTGCTGCTGCCATAGCAATAAAGTTAAACGGTGGTGGATAACTGGCCAATGCAATGGTGGCAGCACGATAGGTATTCATAATGGCCACAGCAATGTTTAAGGCCTTGGCCGCTTCAAACGCTTTCTTGTTTTGTGCTCCTAATGCATTAAAGATGGTGGCAGCATTTTCCAGTGCAAATTGAGTTTTCTGATAGTCGGTCTTCATTGCAAATTCGGCATATTGCTGTGCTGCCTTTTTTTGTTCTTCAATGCTCAATTGGATTCCAGCAACTTCACCTTGTGCAGCCTTCATTTTTAACATTTGCTGATCGGCAATAAGTTTTTTTTCTGCTTCGAAAGACTGCTCTCTATATCTTAAATCTGCCAAGGCCATTGCATCTAACATTTCTTGTTTTTTAATCAATTGATTGTCATATAAAGCAGAAATCTGTCTCTGTTCAACAAAGTATCTATATTCTGCTTCTTTTGCATAATTTCCAGATAGTCGATTGATGTCAGCCATTTGCGTCATTCTCTGAATAATATAGGATTGTTCGAGCATTTCTCGATCTTTCATATTTTGCTGCAAGGCTGCTTCAACATCATTACCTTTGCTAATTTCTTCCCAGAGTTTTTTGGCCTGGGCTCTGGCGGCATTATAGGCTTTTTCTGTATTTCTAATTTCTGCTGCCATTGATCCAAATGATCCAAGCACAAGATCGCGACCTTTTTTAACTTCATCATTGATCAATTGCTGCATTTGGCGTTCTCGCATTTTCAACTCAACTTGTTTGCCGGTAAGTGCAAATACTTCCTGACCAACTTGCAATTGATAGGCTACTAATTGACCTTGTATTTCTCTTTCTTGCACATCTCTAATCTGCAGATTCACAATCTCGTTGTCCAAATCACGCATTGTGGTTTTGTAAGTGTTTAAATCATTGGTAAGTTGTGCCTGTTTGATTAGTGCTTCTAAATTGCCTTT